TAACATCAGCGATATAGATTTTAACCTTAGTCAGTTTGGTCTGTTTCTACAGAATGACACTATTTTTATCACCTTTCACATCACAGATACGATAGAAAAACTAGGACGTAAGATCATAGCAGGCGACGTTATAGAACTGCCGCATCTTAAAGACGAGTATGCTCTTAATGATTTGACATTTGCTCTAAAACGTTTCTTTGTCATAGAAGAAGTCAGCAGAGCAGCAGAGGGATTTTCAGCCACATGGTATCCACACTTATATCGTGCTAAGTGCAAGCCGTTAGTAGACAGTCAAGAATTCAAACAGATTCTAGACGACATTGCAGACAGAGAATTTTACAAAGGTGAGTACAATTCAAATATAACATACTATCCTAATGATGTAGTACTGGCTGCCAATGGTAAAAAATATCAAGTCACGCAGGAAGTCACTGGTGTAGCTCCTCCTAATAACACCTACTATGCACTAGCAGATACTTTACGAGATGTGGTCAGCACCTACGAAAAAGAAATGCAGATCACTGCTGCGGTGTTAAATCAAGCAGAAGCAGATGCACCACGCAGCGGCTACGATACCAGCAAGTATTATACCTTACAGAGAACAGACGACGGCAGCGCAGAATTAGCCAGTGTAGATGCATCGTCTGTGACAGTAGATGCACAAACACAAGCCACTGACGAAGCAGGTAACTTATTATATGACACAGACGGGAATGCAGTATACGTTGGTCAGACCGCCAGCAGTGTGATACTACCGTCAGACGGAGATGGCTATGAAGGTTATCTAACCAAAGACGGCGTACCTCCTAACGGTGCTCCATTTACCGCAGGTATTTCCTTCCCGAACAATCCTGTGAATGGACAGTTTGCACTGCGCACAGATTATCTACCTAACAGACTGTTTAGATTCGATGGGGTGAGATGGCGCAAGTTTGAAGATAATGTAAGGATGACCATGAGTAACCTAGGCGCCAGTGATGTTGCTGCTGGTAATACTTTTGCAGGCAAGGATGTGCGTCAGACACAAAAATCTACATTTATTAACAATCCTACTGTGAGCACTATTGACGGTAACACAGTTAAAGAAAAGCAGAGTCTTAGCAAGGCTCTTAGACCAGAGGCAGACCTATAATGGATTTTTACTATGACGGACAGATAAGACGCTATGTCACACAGTTCATGCGTGTGTTCATCGGATTTAAGTATCAAGCAGGCGACAGCGAGCAGCGACAGATTCCTGTGATGTACGGCGACCTAACTAGACAAGTAGCCAGCATTATCAAAGATAACTCAGAAAATAAAATGCCTACGGTGCCTAGGATAGCCTGCTATATCACAGGACTTGAGATGGACACTAATAGGCTCAGTGATCCTACATTTGTTTCAAAGATACATATTCGAGAACGTAGATTCACAGATGCCAACGGTACTAGAGAATATACAGGGGAACAAGGTGGCAACTATACTGTCGAAAGATTAATGCCCACTCCTTTCAAATTAACCATGAAAGCAGATATCTGGACTAGCAACACTGATCAAAAGCTACAGTTACTTGAACAGATTTTAGTATTGTTCAATCCTAGTTTAGAACTTCAGACCACAGACAACTACATAGACTGGACCAGTCTTAGTGCCATGTATTTGACCAGTACAAATTTTTCAAGTAGAACCATACCACAAGGTGCAGACAGCGACATAGACATATGTAGTTTAGAATTTGAAATGCCGGTATGGATATCACCCCCAGCTAAAGTTAAAAAGTTAGGCATAGTGCAGAGCATTGTAGCCAATGTGTTTACTGAACAGGGAGAAGTATTAAATCTTGAAGATTTAATTTATAATAACAGTGCTCCTAGTGCCAACCTTGCCGGACAACCGTATGGTAGATACAGGGTTCTATTATTCAAATCCAACACGGGTGACACTAGCGATAATCAATACGATCTAACATTGGTTAATCCCTCTGATGCTGTGATATCACTAGGGCTTATTGAAAAAGAAACTAAAAATGGTGACGTTATAGATTGGACTATAATATTAAATTTGCAGGGCGGTTATATTCCAGGCAGCGAAGTTTGGTTTAGGAAGGCCAGCGGATTTGAAATAGTAGGAACATTTGTAACCAACCCGTTAGATCCTAGTATACTCACAGTGACATTGGATGCTGACACTTATCCAGCCAACGATGACATAACTAGTACTATACCGGGAGTAGCTTCTAGGGGCACTGTGGACGCTATCATTGATCCGTATAAGTATAATCCTTTAGAAGTCTACGGGTCACATGCCGCTATACCGCTAGGCTTGAGATTTTTAATGTTAGACGATGTCAACAACAGTGTAAATCGTGGAGGATATATTAATCTTCCTTCTAACCCTGCAGACAGTACCAGTGTGCCCTACCGTGGCCCGCAGGCATGGAGAGAGCCCGGCAACAATGATTCATCATGGGAAAACCAAGACGGCACAGATCCTGTTATCAAAGCCAACTCTATTGTGGAATGGACTGGCGGCACGTGGACCACGATATGGGATCCAGATCAAAATACCTTAGAGGCAGCAGATATACTAGGTGAAGAATTTAGTGCCACTCATATCCAAAATATACGCACAGGTATCAAATATCGATGGGATGGTACACAATGGATCAAGGCCTTTGAAGGTGAGTACTTGCCAGGAGAATGGAACTTCAAGCTCGCAGGTGGATAAGTACTGGCATGCAACAGCGTGCCGGACTACTATTCTTAGCTAAAACCACAGGTCGTATACTGCTGATCCTAGATGCAGAGCGTTGGACTGTGCCTACATTTCAGCGCAATAACAGTCTCTTGGAAGATGCAGATGAATTATTAACCCAATATGCACAGGGCCGTATAGTTCCTATTGAACTGTATCTATCTGAAGATCGTGGTTTTGAATATGGCACATATGTGTGCGTGGTTGATCAAGAGTTTTTGACTCTGGCATCAAAGACCGTATGCTGGGCAGATTTAGATTGCTTGCCCAAACAATTACACTCGGGGCTGCGTACCACATTAAATAATCAAGTAATACGTGTAAAAATAGAAACTGTTATGGAGTTAATAAAAAATGCTACAACGAACTGAGAGATTCCAATCCGATGTTGATCGGTATCGTAAATCTATCGACGGTATGTCTAATGAACAGGACAAACTAGAAGCGAATAAACTGCTGAATAACCTAATATCCGAAGTTAAAAACATGGATAACATGTATGTAGATATGGTCTATGCTAATCAATTGCCCACACAAGGTAGTGAAATGCGTGATAAAATTGGATCTATTAGAAAACAGTTAGATAGTAAAATTAAAAAAACTAATACGTGAACATAACGTTTGAACCAATTTTTGAATTTGCTAAAGACCATACTCCAGTTTTAGCAAAAAAAATAATGCCAGATTGGGTTAAAAATTTGCCTCCGATAGTTGCTGGGGTCGATGATCGACCAATTAAAACTATTAAAAAATGTCCGCCTACTATTGATTTTTTAACCAGCGGATACTATATGTTGTCTCCAGGCAATTTTCATTTTAGACGAGAAATTAATAACGGGGAAGAAGACATTTATATCAACGGAGACGAATATATTAATGCCGTTGAGGATAATAAAAATATATCTATGCCTACCTTAGGATTTCACATACATGATCAGGCTCCTATTGTAATTAATGGCATTAAGAAATCTATCTGGAAAATTTATCAGTTTTGGACTATCGAGACTCCTCCGGGATACTCCTGTATGTTTTTATCGCCGACATATTTCCATCAGCCATTCCAAATATTTCCGGCGGTTGTAGACACTGACGATGGATTTAAAGTACCCCAATCTCTTCCTATGATGTGTTCGTTTAATGATAATGAGACGCACGAATGGGATATCAAAAAAGGCGATCCGTTAGCTTTAATAATTCCGTTTAAACGTGAGGAGTGGCACAGCGATATTGCTAGTGTGAGTAAAGAAACTCAAGAAATTGCGTTAACCAAAAGTTATCAAAGTTATGATACTGATTTTCATAAAAAGAAAATTTTTAAATAATCCAGGTAACTATAGACCTTCTAACACCGCTAGTTATAGGTAGAACTCGATGTGGGTATAACCAGGACGATGGAAATATAAGAGCTTGGTTTTTCTTTAATAAAATTTTTTCACTTCCAAAAAATTCAAACTCACCGCCGGTGAACTCATCAGTTAACAGAAAACTGATGCTTAGTCTTCTAAATGCACGGTGTCCAAAATCATCAATATGAGTGTCGTATTTGTTATTCTCATTGTATTTTAAAATATTAAAACCTTGATGTTCACCCACTATGCTTTTTTTACAATCTAGAAATTCTTGCTGGTATTGATTGATAACTTTTTTAGTTTCACGATCTAACTCATAGTAAATTTCTTTGAAGATATCAGGTAGCCCCATGTTCAATACTATTTGCTCATTGATCCATAAATTTTGACATTTTCGATAATTAGTATCGCCGGCGCTGGTCATTGCTGGTTCAAGATAAGGATCAATTGATATTATTTTTTCTATAATATCTTGATCTAAATCAACATCGAATACTTTTATATAATCAGTCTTTAAAGTATTCATCGTTTAGAGATTCTCGATCAAAAAATAACTGGAAACTCACTCTTTTTTCTTTTGCGGCTGGAGTTACTGGAGTTGTACAATGTTCGGCATCCTGTAACAACATTACCGCACTATTATATTCAGGAATAAAATTCTTTACTTCTTTATGGCCATCTTCTTTCCAGGAAAACCAACCTCCCCACCCGGACTCCCAACTTTCATTTAAGTAAATGCTAACTGCTGCTCGAGTATCAGAGGCGTACGGAGTCTTTCCATCTCGATGCCAAGTAATATAACTATTTTCGTGACCGACATACAACAATGCTGTGAAAAATTTAGCAGGCTTTTTTAAGATATTTTTCTCTAACAAATAGTCGTGAAGTTCATTATCAAATGGGCTTGGAATAACATTGATTAGGATAATTCCAGAACCTTCGACCAGATCTGCATCAAACATTGTATGATTAGTAGTCCACACCATCGATTTTCGTTGGACTCTACAAAACATGTCTGCTTTAGCCAGCCATTTATTGCTAAAAAAATTATTAATTATTGCAACTGATTTCATAATTGATTATTAAAATATTCCGTGTTTAATGCATCTTTTTCAAAAAATAATTGTATGCTTGCCCTTGGGTATTTTGCCGATGGGCCGATAGGCGTCGTGCAATGTTCAACGTCGTTTAATATTACCACGGCTGAATTATACTGAGGGACGTAACTATTAATTACTTCCGAATTGTCTTCTTGCCAAGAGAACCACCCACCCCACAACGATCCCCACTCTTCATTTAGATATATGCTCATTGCAGCTCTCTCGAGCTGTGTATAATCTTCTTTGCCATCTCGGTGCCAGCACACATAGCTTCCTTGACACCCTCTATATAATAGTGCATGAAAATGTTTTGGTCTGTATTTAAGCCACCCCTGCTCAATCATATAATCTTGTAGCTGTAGATCAAAGGGACTTGGTATAAAATTAATTAATATTATACCCGGACCTTCGACATATTGCGGTGGAAAAAATTGATGATTAGTAATCCACTGCGGTGAATATGTCTGGGCTTTTTCAAAGCCTTTGGCTTTTTGTAACCATTCTGTAGAGAAAAAATCTTTAATTATCGCAACTGATTTCATTTTTTTCTTAGATAAAAGTAATTACAACCTAACCCGTGCATTCCATAATCTGGATCGTATTCAATGTGTTCGATATCGAATAGATCTGTAATTAAATTTTTAATATTTTCAACGGTTGACCCATATACAGGCATACGTAGGTAGACAAAAAATATTGGCTTTTCGGTATTTTCTAATTGATTAAAGACTCGAATGAAACAAGTTTTTCCAGGTTTAAGTAATCGATGATACTCTTTAAAAAAATCTCTATGTAATTTTGGATCATTAACATGCATTGCACCAGCATCGATAATTGTATCAAACTCTTCGTTAGGAAAATTATTTTCTAATATATCAATAGATAAAAAGTTTCCCAAGGGCATGGTTTCTAAACATTTGGTTACGGCAAATTTTGAAATATCAACACCTGTTACCGAGAACCGTTCTTGCAAAAGATATTTAGAATTTTTACCATAGCCGCAACCTACATCAAGAATTTTAGAATCATTTTTTTCATTTGCCCAACCAATAAAATTAACTACATGTTGATCAGGAGATCCGTCGGGATGATCCCAGGGACCACCGTTAGGGTTCAGATGATAAAATACATTCCATAACTCTTTATCAATCATTTAAATGTCTATTTGTGCTAATCTCAAACATAATACCGATAGACACTCTCCATTTAGTATTAGTAGGAGGTAATGCTTCATGAACATACCCGGATGGAAACACTACCAGTCTTCCTTTCTTAAAGACAGCTCGATCTTTTTCTATATTATTTTCGTCATAAAATACTAAATCACCGTCTCCTTCGTTGACCATGTATACCGCTGTCCAAAAATTATTTCTTTCTTTGGTGTCGACATGGGCTCCAGCAATCATTCCGGGAGTTTGGCCGTTGGCACTAATTCTGTACAGTCCAAGATATTGAGCATCCGGATCGATAAGATGACTAACAACACTACTGAGTAGAGATGTTAGGTTGTTAATAAATGGTGGAGTTTGTGCTTGAGAACCGCCTTGTGCTCGATGAAACATCTGACGACCAAAAAATTTGTCGTATGGTTTAGTGTGATCTGTAAAATGTCCGTACTCCCAATGATACATTAACATTTGAACTTCATGCTCGTCTTGTAAGTATGGCGGAAACATGTCGTCAAAAATTAACACATTGTCTGGATTAAATTTTGGATAAGGTTTATTAGATTTAAGTGGAGTTATAGTATTGTTGATAGGTTGCATTGTTATCTCTTTAAATAATTATTGGAATAAAACTTAGATGGGTGTTTTTTTCATCGTTGATATCAAATGCTATGGTTATTCGTTGCCCTTCATATTCTTTTGTATTTTCTACTTTATGAAAGTGTTTTCCTGGACCAATATACACTCTTCCAACTAAATTCTCAACTTCGTACATCACATCGTCAGATATGCCTTTAGTAAAAACAGTTTTACTAAATTTTGGATCGATTGATACATATCCATGTATTGGACATGCATGTTCGTGTGTTCCTAAAACTTCATTGTACATATGATTGTTTATCCATGACTGCATATATAGCATATTATCGGTTTCCACTCGATGTATCTTGATATACTCCGATACTATTTGTGTTAGTGCAACAAATAAATTATAAAAATTTTTATCTCCGGCAGTGGCAGTGAATGTATTGTAGTGTTGATAAAACCAAGTTATATTTTTAGATTCTTCTTGGGAATCCAAAAACTTTTTAATTTTTTCCGTTGTTTCATGCACAGTTGTGATTATTTCTTTTTGATTTTCGTTAATAAACGGAATTTCAAAAATACTATATTTGTATTCTATGTCTGTGAAAATATGTGTAATCATCAATAGGCCCACGAAACTGCACTGTATCTAACTCCATCAGTTATTGGTTGAACACTGTGCGGAAAAAGAAAATTAGAAGGAAATACAAGAATATCTCCAGTTTTTAAACTAAATTTTAATTTATCAAAAAAGACAACCTCTCCTCCTTGATACTCGTTGTTTAAATTTATAATAATACTTAATACAGGGATACCTCGATTTTCACCATCGAATAAATCATAGATGTGATCGATGTGATTTCTCATAAAACAATTTTTATTATATCGATTAATTCGATATTCGTGTACTTTCGATAACCCAACTGGGATTTGTTTATCGTTTTGATATCGATCAATAGCCATCATTGAAAACATGGCTAGTGTATTTTTAATTTCTTTATTATTTTCATTTTTTAAATAAAAAACTTCGGGTTCGGCTGTGTCGTACTGCATGGTCGGCAACGACATATTTTGCCAAATGTGCGATTGCCACTCTCGATCAGAGTACTCAGAAATTATTTTTTTACAAAATTCTTCAGAAATTACGTTTTCAAAATAACCGATATAATGATCAAGAGAGTTATTCATTTAATTAAATTTAAGTTAACTGTTAGTACGTATCTGTTTTCGTTGCTTTGATTTATTTCAGTTCGATGTTTGATCCAGCCAGGAAAAATTATCACATCTCCCTCTTCAATGTCAACAGCATGCCAATACATATTTCTATCATTCTTTTTAGGATATCCGTGCCAATGGTACTCTAAAGGATCTTTGAATTCTATTCTACCACTGTTTTTTGGAAATTTAGGATAGCAACTGAATACAATGTCTACAGTGCTGTGTTCGTGCTGTAGACTTTTACCGCCGGGTCGATGACAATTTATCCAACTGTTCATTAACTGCACTCCTGCAGGTAGAAGATCGTATTTTTCAGCAACTTGCGGCATTGTTGACGAAATAAACTTCATGTAATCTTGAAGTTCTGGCCAAGTATGTGGTTCTTGGATCCTTGACAACAGTGTACTATTTCCTTCTTTAACTTCTGGATGACAATTTGTTATATCTTGTTTAAAAATATCATCTAATTTGTGTTGAAGAGTCGGCCAGTCAAACTGATATTTTACTTTTAAAATATAATTCCCAAATAAATTTATAGTTTCTATCATTCAATACCTTGAGCAAGTCGAGTTCTAATCATCATGCTTAATGCAACTCGAGGCAAGTCGCATTGACTCGGCTGTGTTCGATGATACAACCATCCAGGAAATATTAACACATCATTCTCTTCAGCTGAAATAGGTCTCCACGATTCGTCTGGGTGACCGTTTATCGGTAAAGTATGCCACTGGTACTCCAATGGATTTCTAACTTCGATATCGCCAGAGTTTACAGGTTTTTTGATGTATCCGGTAATTACGTAATCTACCCCGGGATGTGCATGTTCTCGGAGTGCGTATCCTTGTGTGTATCGATTTAAATGACTCGACGTGATAAATCGCTGCAGGTCAGCGAGATCTGAAACTTTCCAAATTTCAGCTATGGTATCATTGATAAAATCAATATACGGCTGGAATGCTATCCAAGTATGTGGCTGAGCTGTGTGATTAGTTGTTTGAAAATTAGGAAGGCCTAGTTCACTATCAGCATAATGAAAAATTGATTCTTCGATTCTATCAGTTATTTCTAATTTGCTAAAATCAAATTTAGTCTTAAAAATAAACGGTCTAAAAGGATCTATAGTTTCTATCATAGTGGTGTAATAGCACTTAAAAATCTTTTTTGATTTAAAGGAGATTCAACAACCATATGATATGCTATTGTAATTCTCCACCCGGTCTTGGGAGGGAGGCCGGTGTGTGTATACCAACTAGGAAATAACACACATCTTCCTTGTTTAAATTCAACCTCTTTGATTATTTCTTTTCCCGTATCATCTTTATAAAATGCATTAGCACCGTCAGTATTTGAACAATGATAAATCAATGTCCACATGTTTGATGTAGAACTGTCTTTATGAGGATTTCCAGGAGTTGTTGGTAATTGTCCGTTAACTAAAATTTTTTTAATATCAATTAGTTGCGAGTCATCCCCGAGTATTTTTTTAATTTTTGTTGTTCTAAAAGCTCGAGGGATTAAATTTACAATCATCGGCCAGGGTTCTTCTCTTACGATATTATCGTCTTTTAATATTTGACCAAAGAATCGTTCTCCGCCCGGATACGCAGATTGTCCATATTTCCAATTAAAATTTTGCATCATTTCATCACCCCATGTAACTAACCACTGGGGTAATAGATCGTCGAACACAAAGATATATTGTGGATCCGGGGCTACTGAAAAGTCTTCAGTAAGTGGAGGATTGCTTATAACAGCCATTTGTAGTCTCGTTTAATTAATTTTTCAATCCCTGGAAAAAATGGATCTTGAAATCTGTTGTCTGTAGCATAAAATAAAAATGCTTGTATTTGATCACCTGGTCCATCGAATTGATTCCTCCAGTGTAAAATTTCAAATCCTTTGTAAATTAATACATCACCGATGTCAAGATTAATATCTACAACTTCCTGTTCCGTGTTGCTAAAAATATGTATAGGCCACGGTTTTGAATTTTCATAGTCGAGTGTAATTGACAATGCGATCTCACATTGATTTTTATCTTTATGAGGAACTAGTATTTCACCTTTTTTATAGATTCTACAGTAATTATACGTGGTCCAAAGCTCGCAGTCAAGTGTTTTTTCTATTATTGGTTTAAGATAGTTTGCCAAATCATCTAACAAATTTCTAAATGCAGGACTGTTAAGACACTGCTGATCGAAAAAAAATTGATTTTCTTTTTCTTTTTCTTTGATTCTGCCTGCTAGTTTTTTACAATTTTCTTTGTCAATTACTTCTGTTAAAATTACATACTCGAGATCCACGTACTAGTCTCCCATAAACACAAGGACATCTCTTTCGCGAGCAACTGATGCAGTTGAATGAATTAAATACCCGGGAGAAATAAATAATTGCCCTGGATTAATAATTACTTCTTTTAACAACATATGACCTTGAGAGATCGCTGTAGGCCTAGGGTCTTGTAATATCAAGGTTCCGTTATTTCGTAAACCTAAAACTGCCGTCCATGTGCATTTGTGGTAATGCGGCCATTGTTGTCCGTACGGTTCGTAAAATACAAAGTGAGCAAAATTTGGAGTAGCTTTAAAATTTGGTTGATTCGAATACGATTGAATCCAAGAATCGGCGGCGGTCTGAACTTGAGACATGATTTCTTTTATTCCAGGAGCAGTTTCATATTCCCAAATTGGTTTGTCGGGCATTAATTGATCGCCACCTCGTGTGGTAAATGCGTAGCTGTGTCCTACATTATCCCAAGGTTGCATTTTGGCCCAGTGTATTAAATCAATTAATTTTTCTTTGCTGATATCTAAATAATCTAACCATACAGGTGTAGGGTACCACTGTTTAATCGGATCAACTTTTTCTTGTGTTATATTATACATTTAATTCTCCAGCTTAAAATTGTAAGCAAACGAAATTTTTAATTTGTCAGTGTTTTGCATCGGTACTTGATGTCGTATATGGCTTCGAAATATTAAAATATCTCCTTGCTTGGGATATATTGTTAGGTAATTTTGATTTAATTCAGTTTGGCAGTCAACTTCTAACGGCAACATATCTAAAGTCGGACTTTCGAAAATGATTTTTGTATCTTCTGTCACGGTATGGTAGTAAACTGCACTAAATGAAAAATTAGGATGATAATGTGATTCTTGATAGCTATACTGTTTATAAAAATTTATCCAACTCTGTGCTGCTACTGGTTTTAAACTTTTTCTTACTCTTAGAAGGTTGCACACTCGACTGACTTCTTTAATAACTGCTGAGTTCACAACATGCAAATCTTCTGTAAGGTGAGGTTGAACAATTCCCATAGAATTTTTAACATGGTCAATCCAAGGATTTTCTAAATTGATTAACGTTTGTTCGATTTCTTTTAAATTTTTAGAAATTTTTATTCTATCGTCTAGTTGCAGCTCAAGATTAGATTGATGTATGATACTTGGAAAGCATACTATCACTATTAGATACCTTTAGATTTTTGATAAGCCTCAACCAGCTCCTGGCTTCCCCAAATTGATTTATCTAAATTATCCTGGCACCACTTGATAGTTTCAGGCAGAGTTAAAAACAATTCACTGTCTTGAAAATCCATCATTGCGTAAATATCGTTTTCTAAAATTGCAGCAATTTCTGGACTGTAGATTTTTCCTTCGTTTTTGTATAATTCTAAATGTTCAATAGTGTTCATGATAATCTCCGTGCAATATTTATTAAGAACAAAATTGTCACTCAGCGAAAACGGACCTTGCGGTCCGTTTTTACATATTAAAAATTTACAGCTTTATTCAGTTGGAGGTTTTGGAAAATTACTTAGGTGTAATAGCCCTTGCTCATCAAAAATCGGTGTCCACTCGTTGGCTCGCATTCTGTTTGGAAGATTGCGCAATTCAGTTCTATATGCTTGCCACGCTGCATGCCATTCTGCAGATTTGATAGTTTGCAACGATGGCGTTTCTGTCCAATCGCTGTCTTTTAAAAATTTATCTCGCAACTCTTTAACACAACGCATTGGTTCGTTGTCGTTTAATTCTTTAATCTTGTCTCGAATTTGTTGCGCTGTAGGTGCATCAGCATAGGGCTCTTGATACTCAATAACAACACCATCTTGTTCAGGATCCAGTGCTGTACTAGGGCTTCTTACAGACCATTTGATAGCCTCCGGAACCAAATATTGCAGTGCTCTGCCAACATCGTTTAATCGTTTATGTCCAATCATTTTTTATTCCTTTATTATTTTAAGAGTTTGCGGCAATCTCTGATAGTCGTAACCAAGCAGTCCCGTCTTCGTTGTTAAAATACATGGTACCGCTCCACCCCGAAACCTGCGCTTGGAAAGTTAATGCTCCTGAACTAGAGGGAGTAACTAATTTTGCACAGTTAAACTGATAAATGGTGTTAGTGTGTGCTCCGTTGAATCCGCTTTGAAAAACTTCCTGTCCAGTTTCATTAATAACTACCCGATGCCTTGCTAGGTGCCACGTATTATTGCCGTTGTCTTCTCTTTGCTTTTGATAGTATTCTACCAATACTCTGCTGCCTGACTTGATATTAATCGAAGTGGTAAATGTATTGATAAAACCACTGCCTGTGCTAGAGGTGGTGCCAGTCCAAGTATTGTATACAACCTGAACCACAGTCTGTGGCATGTACACACGGCCGTTGGTATGATCGTTGATTGTTGAATTATTTGTAAAGATAATTGCCATGTTAAGTTCCTATTTCCATTAGTCTTAAAACAGCTGTACCGTCATTGCCTTGATTTCCTGGGCTATTAAATTGTAAATTTGCTCCAGGATATGCCCACACATCAATTCTATAAGTGTGCGGGCCAACTGAACCCGGTGTGTGTACGCCAATCTTAGCGTAGTGAATGATAGTGTTATGAGTGAATCCGTTGTAACTACTATAAAATAGTTGACTGCTGTCATTGGTATAAATTAGCCTATGATAGCCTAAGTTCCACGGGCCAGCGCCAACGTCACAGCGTTGCGCACTGTTATAATAATATGCAACTCGATTAGTTGCTTTTTGCAAGGTTATTGATCCTGAAAAGAATGATTGAGGACTAGTGCTTGACGTTTCGATTCTTCCTGTGTGTTGTGCTTCAACTACTTGAATAACGTGACCGATAGCATTGATACGAGATCCGGCTGTGGTAAGCTCTGCGCCGTTGGCAAAATTAATACTCATGCTGCTATCTCCATTAGTCTAATTACTCCAGTACCTTCGCCGCCTTGATTTCCAGCGTTGTTAACATAATGTGTTGACCCTTGCGGGTAGTTAACAAAGTTTGCGGTATACGTATGGGTACCTACTGCACCCGGACTATGTAAATAAAATTTCTCATAGTGTCCGAGATAGTAATTGGTGGTACCGTTCCATCCACTGTGGATTAGGTTACTTCCACTGCCTGATCCTGGCCCGTTATATCTTAGGATATTAAATCCAATTGCCCACGGGCCTTCGCCCGGATCAACTCGATGGTACATAAACAAATATGCTAACACTTTATTTCCAGCTGCACTTGTAACAATGCTTGCACTATACAAATCTCCACCCGCACCGGATCCAAATGCATGATTTCCAGCACTTTGAACTTCAACCGTTTGAATAACCCGGCCAGAACTTGCCAGCTTGTTAGCTGCTAATTCGGTAATATCGCCGCCAGCAAAATTAATTCCCATAATATATCTCTCCGTATTATTTATCTTGTCTTAGAATATTTGTAAAGGCGGTATTATCCAATAATCGTTCATACGATCTGACCATATGTCTGTGCCGATCTGTATAAATTTGTTTACCTTCATCTACTTTATTGTAAAATTCTAGCTCTTTTCTAGCAATTGCTGGGGATAAATGTCCGGTTCCTGCAAGAACGTGCGACCATAGGGCCCATCCTGCGTAGCCATAAAATCCCAAAAATTCTGAATGATTTGGGGATCTATGCTTACACATGTCTAATAAATTTTGAACAAATTCTGTTCTAGTTGCGCCAGAATCGATGTATTTCCAAAATTCACTGTCGTTTCTGCCACCCATATAATGTACATTTAAAAAGTCCATAAATGTATCGTACATGTGTCCAATTCGTCTATTATAAGCAGCGGCTGTCCCGGGGCTGTATGTATCGTCTACTGTGTCTCTTAGATATTCAAAAACAAAATATGTTAATTGTACAATGGTCGAATGTATGCTGGTGGCTTCTAGAGGCTCCGAAAACGCTGCGCTAAGTCCTATGCACATGCAGTTTTTAATCCACACATCTTCTAGTCTTCCGGAATCAAATTTGAGAACTCGTATTGGCTCTATTTTTTTACCCAACGATTTTTCTATTTCAGCTTGCGCCTGATCTGCTGTGGTAAATTCATCTGAGTACACATAGCCGTAGCCTCGACGATTCTGTGTTGGGATATTCCAAACCCATCCTGCCTTGTGCGCCCATGCTTCAGTTACTGGTTCGATTATTTCGTTTTCTTCGTAAGGCATTAAGAAGGGCATGGCTGAATTTACTGGAAGATGTTTACTATAACTTTTCCATTTATGGCCTAGCTTAGATATTAACACTCGCTGAAATCCACTAGCATCAATAAAAAAATCTGATTCAATTTCTTGTTGATTCTCTAATTTTATAGACTTAATAAATCCGTTTTCTTTAAGAACCACATCGATGACTTCGGAATCAATGTGCTTGACATTTTCTGTGGCACAGATTTTTTTAAAATATTTCCCAACTTTGTGTGCATCAAAGTGATAGGCATGGTTTGTTGAAGTTGAACGTTCGTCGAAATACGTAGATTTTTTGTCGTCGACTAAAATACCCAATGGCGTTGACCTATGCAATTTTGCCTGATCTTCCCAGCCAAGTGCATATAAAAAATTTACATCGGGTATATCGCCTGCAGTCGATGATCCATCAATTGGTCCATAATAGTGTTGGTCTATATTATTAGTCCACCCTTTATGTTTAATACCTAATTTAAGAGTCGCATCGCATTCGCGCATAAAATCATATTCGTTGCAGCCAAAATCCCAAATATGGCCGTTTATGATATCTTTTAGATGTCCAGTGGATCCTTCACCTGCGCCGATGATTCCTATCTTTGAAGATTCAATAACTGTGACTTCATGACTGCCTTTTTGTATTTTGCTGATAAACAGTGCTGCAAGCCAACCTGCAGTACCGCCTCCCACAATAGTTATTTTCATGCTGTTCCTTAAGTATAATTAATTTGCGTTGTAGCGCCTAATTCTAAATTCCAACTGATAGAAATACGTCTACCACTATCACTGAATGGATATACCATGTGCGGTAAATTAGAAGCAAAGATAAATCCTTCTCCAACCACAGGTTTAAATGTCTTAAATCCAAAACTATTTACAAATGTAATAAATCCGTCTTCGTTTCTTTTAGCGGTGCGCCGCCTAGTATCTTTTACCTTGCCAATAAATTCAGGAACTTCAATATACATAACACCGCTTAAAAAACTGCTGTGCATGTGTAAGGGATTGTAGTCATTTTCTTTTTGGAGAACGGTCCACGCTTCACCGACAAACAGTTCAATGTTAACAGCCGCATCAGCTGATGTCTGCTTGATAAACTCATTTCCTAGTTCGATCAATGTATTATTATCTGAGTTGAGCAGTACTTCACTGCCGTTGTATATAGATCCAACTAGTGTATGTCCAACATCTTGATTTTTGTCAATAGAAGCATAGACGTCTTGGCATATTTTGTCAAAAATCGCAGAATCTAATTTAAATTTGAATAAAGGATAATCCTCTACTCTTTCGAATAGTGTAATCATCCTTTATTTAAGTTAATACAATTATTAAGTTTGAGATTTTGGAGGAACTTCTGACGCATCTACCGCAATCAATGCAAATTTAAAGCTCTTATTTGTTTTGTTGTTTACCAAATAAAGATTTTCCTCACCCTCGACTATGGTATAATCACCAATACCGTTGCTGAGATGCAAGTCTTGTGTGTAAATGTTTCTCCAACGCAGGCTGCTGGTACCTAAGTCATAGGCGTTAGTTGTACCGGGATTTACTCCGCCGCAGACAATTGGGCTTGCGCCTGAGCCTGCTGACCAACCACCAAAGTAAAATGCATTATCGGTGTTGAAAGTGATCTTTGAAGCATATACTCCAGGGCGATGGAAAGCCAATGACGGTCTTGAAGTTCCGCCGCTGTCTTGTATTTCCATGTTTGAAGTACTGTCGGTTAACGTTGCACCGGAGCCGAAGATTGTTATAATCTTTCCGCCAGTATACAATGCTCCGCCGATACCCACTCCGCCGCCAACTCTTAAAGCGCCAGTTGTTGAACTGCTACTTGCTGTGGTTTCGTCAATGTATACCTGTCCTTTTGTGGCATCAGTAGTAGATCGTAGGGTCAGTGTTGCACTTGATGCGGTACCACCTGTTAATATTGCATGTCTCAATTCACCTGTGCTGGGCACAAATGCCAAGTTTGATCTAACTAAAGGACTTAATGAAGTTGGTATTGATCCAGACGCTGTTCCAAAAAACGGATAGTGTACTGTGGCTGTGGATCCAGAATCGCTTACAGGAATATTTCCGCCTGCACTGGCCCAAGATAAGTTGCCACTAGTATCGGAAGTTAACACAAACCCACTAGTGCCCGATACTGCTGCTGGCCAAGTAATGGTATAATCTGCAGCCATAGTAGCTGCGGCCTGCATAGCAATGTAGTTGGTACCGTTGCCCGATGCTTCTCTGAGTCGAAGATCCCCTTGGTTGGCAATAGTCAAGTCACCAGTAATTGTGGTGCTAGACGATACGTTGACCGTTCCTGTACCATTAGGAGCTAATGTAAGATTTTGGTTGGCTTGTGATGTAGATAAGGTCGCTGCACTGGCCTGTATGTTACCAATTTTTTCTAGGCCTGTGGTTTGCCCGCTGGTTCTTCGTCCCATATTATATCCGCCTTATGCTGTTGATGTTTCAATACCGTAGACAACTACACTCAATGAAGGTGTTGCTGTTGGGGTTGAAACAACTATTAATTTTGCAGCATCCATCACAATACCAGTGCGTTCTAAAACGCCATTGGCCACCAATGCTGAGTCGTATTCTATGTATTCTGCCGTGCCGGGTGTGGCTGATGATGCCACAGCTATACGTATGTTAGCAGTAGCACTTGAGCTTCGATTTACAACGTTTACTGATACTACTGAAAACGTAGCTGCTGGTACTGTGTATACCGTGGTATCTGCTGTGGTTGTAATATTGGCTGTGCCTAGTCTTCCTGTTGCCATTTTTTATTCTCCGTTAATTATTTAAAAAGTAGTTCCAAGC